GCTCGCCAGAATACGAACATATTCCGCGTTCCGCCGGGTGGTGGCGCGCTTGTCAAGACCGGAGGGATGCCTATTTCGCAAGCCATCATGCCCCTTCCATACAAGGAACCGTCCGGGGCGTTGATGAACCTTGTCGGCGACATGGCGCAGACGGGTATGCGGATTGGTGGGACAAGCGAGCAGCAAGTCGGTGAAGGGCGCGCTGATGCGCCGGTCGGCACGACGCTGGCGATGATCGAGCAAGCCACCAAGGTCATGAACGCGGTGCATAAGCGCATGCACGCCGCCCAGGCCGAGGAGTTTCAGTTGCTGGTGCGGGTGTTTCGTGAGCATCCCGAGAGTTTCTGGCAGCGCAATAAGAAGCCAGCTTATCAGTGGGATGAACAGACGTTCTTGGCTGCCTTGCAGAACTGCGAACTGACGCCGCAGGCCGATCCTAACACGTCGTCGCATGGTCAACGGTTGATGAAGCTGGCGGCGCTGAAGCAGCTACAGGCGGCGTCTCCGACGATGTATGACCCGATTGCCATAGATCAGGCGTGTATCCAAGCGATCGGCTTCAGCAACCCTGAGCAGTTCATGGCGCCGCCGCAAGCGCAGGGTCAGATGCCACCTGAATTGCAAAAACAGATGGCCGAGATGCAGGTTAAGAAGCAGGAGGCCGATGCGCGGACGTTGAAGGCGCAGGCCGAGGTTGCGAAGATGAAGGCCGAGACGGCGGTTATGCAAATGGATGCGACCAAGCCGGATCAGGGGCCGACGACGGTCGAGCAGGCCAAGGCGCAGGCGTCGTTGATGGACGCCCAAACGCGGCGTGAGCAGCTAAAGATCCATGCGGCGAAGGTGGCGTTCGATGATTCGAACAAGACCGAGGATCGTCAGTCTGATGAGAAGTTGCAGCTTCTTCAGATGGCGCGTGAGATATTGATCCACCCGGAGGCAGCGCCGATTGCTGCGCCGTTTGCCAAACAGGCTGAACAGAAATGAACGACGCACGCGAATTAAGATTGATTAGAGCCATTGAAAATTGGGTCAGAAATGAAATTGCCATTGTAGTTAATGGTCAAGTTATATTTGCCCCATTGTCTAATAAATTTTGCATTAAAAATAATATAACAAATGCGCGTTCTGATTATGAATTTAATGAATACAAAGGAAAAGGCTTTCAATCGCCTGAAGATGCTGCACGAGCATTTGTGGATTTAGTAACACAAGACTTGCTTGTTTTAACTGACCGTGCTTTTGGGACAGTAGTGTCACGAGTTCCTTGTGAAATTTATTTTCAAAAAGGGCTTTTAAGGGCAGGGTGGGCGTATTACGCTCGGTTGGCTATCGTCAATGTGCAAGATGATGAAGTCATCACATTCAATGGTGGCGATACCATTGAATGTGATGATTTCACCAAACAGGCTGAGGGGAAGTAGGCGATGGGCGGTGCGACACCGGGCATGGTGAACTATGGCGGTCTGTCTTCTCAGCAGACGCCGCAGGGTTATGGGTCGATGTCGTCGCCGCAGGGCTATAACGCCTGGATGCAGAACTTCCTTCAGAGCCTGTATTTGCCGCAACAGCAGCAGTGGCAGAACGCTAATGCCTTGATGGGTGGATATGGGCAGGGCGCGGGCGATCTGGTGGGTAGCTATAACCCGTATGCGGCGATCCCTGCCGGTGCCACTAGACAGGCACCTGCGCCTAACGTTGCCCCGGTATCAGCGCCGGTTGATGATCCATCCACAATGGTCGATCCCAATGCCGTGGCGATGTTAAGTGCGTCCGAAAGTGGCGCTGGGAATAAGCGCGGTGGTCGGGTGGGTCGTGCGCCGGGGGGGATGGCGGGCGATCCCCAGAAAGCCATCCGCCGTGCAACGATGGTTGCCAAGAGCATTGTTCGCGACGTTGGGCCGATACCGAGCCAGCCAGCCGCCCCTGCCGTTCACCCGGCGTCGATGGTGCCTGGGGTGCATGTGGCGTCTGAGCCGCAGCATTTCGCGGAAGGCGGTGATGTGGGCATACCGGCCTTTCACTCAACAAATGAACCGTTTGAAAATTATGATTGGCAACGACTGGGACAAACGACTCGCAAAAATATAACTGATGCAAATGATCCACATTCTTTTGGCATGGCATTGGCGTCTCTTGGGCCATGGGCAAATGAACGTGATTTATCAAAACAATTAGTTCAATCTCACGCAATGCCAGTCCGTATTGGAGGTAAAGGAAAACAATTTCGATCTTTGGAGGAGCGGCACTGTTGACCAAGCCCTCGCCCTCACCCGCCGGTATGCGAGGGGATGATGATTCCTTTGCATTTTCTCCCCGTTTGTCTTTATATCAAAGGCATCGCCAACTGCGGGGACGCCCGCTGGAGCAACATCCATGTCTGAACAAGCAAAGACTGCCCGCGCCGCTATGAAAGCAAAGGCGCACCGCCTTGCCGGCAAGACTGACCCGCATCAGAAGGTTGATGCGTCGTCTTGGACGCCCAGTGAGCCGGAAGCGGCCACGTCCCAGACCGGCATGCGTCCGGTTTCTCCGCGCCAGTATAAGCGCGGCGGTAAGGTTGTCGGCAAGCACGAAGGTGAGCATGCCAAGCATCACGCCGGTCGCAAGCCGCGCAAGGCTGGTGGCAAGGCGTTGACGCCGGACAACCTAATCAACCGCAACGTGAAGGAAGCCAACGAGCAGCGTCCTGGCACGAAGCACGTTGGTGGTATGAAGGCGGGTGGCCGGGCTAAGAAGATGGATGGTGGCCCGATGGCTGCGATGCCGCCAGCAATGGCGAACCCTCGCACGGCTGCGTTGGTGCGCGCTATGGCTGATGCCAAGATGCGTGGCGCGATGCCGGGTGGCATGCCGATGATGCGTAAGGAAGGTGGTCGCGCTGGTCATCCTGATGAGGCCGAAGATCGCGCCTTGGTCAAGAAGATGGTCAAGCACGGCGCGTTGACGGGTAAGAAGGATGGCGGTCGCACGCGCAAAGCGGGTGGCGGTTCATCAAGCAAGTATCCCGTTGATTGGGATAAGGTCCATTTGATGCCTGGGCCGGAAAAGCCCGATATTGCCGGGTATTATCATTTCCTTGCCACGGGCGAACAGCCTGAAGGCGATGGGCAGGTGCATCTAATGCCTGGGCCTGAGCAGCCGTTGCCTGTTCCTGGCCGCAAGCATGGCGGCAAGGCCGACGGCAAATGGATACAGGGCGCGATCAAGCACCCTGGCGCGCTGCACAAGGCGCTTCATGTGCCTGAGGGCGAGAAGATCCCGGCCAAGAAGCTAAAGAAGGCCGAGCATAGCAAGAACCCGCTGATGGCGAAGCGGGCGCATCTGGCTGAGACGCTGGGCAAAATGCACAAGAAAGCCGGTGGGTGCGTATCGGACGGCGAAATGCAAGGCACACGTCCGACCGGTGGCCGGTTGGCTCGTAAGGATGGCGGTCGTGCTAAGGGCAAGACGAACATCAACATCGTCATCAGCCCGCATGGTGCTGCTGGCGGTGCGCCGATGCAGCCGCCGATGGGTATGCCGCCTCGCCCGCCCGCGCAGCCGGTGCAGGTGCCTCCTACGCCGCCCGGTGGCATGCCTCCTGGCGGCATGATGCCCATGCCCATGCCAATGCCGATGCCTTCACCGGCAGCCCCGCCTCCGGCACCGATGGGTCGCAAGCGTGGTGGCCGCACCGTTTACCCCGACATGGAGTATGGCGCGGGTAGCGGCAAAGGCCGTTTGGAGAAAATCAAAGAATACGGCTAAACAATACGCTTGATTTATCAGTAAAAGGCCGGTAGCGTCCCCTCGCTGCCGGTCTTTTTTGTGAGAAATATGCTTACTCTTGACTTATATTTTGAGCGAGAACTTAAAAAACTTATCTTCATCCAAATAGAAGAATTTAAGGAACACTTGGCGTCTGGTAATGCAGAAAATTATCAAAGGACAGTTGGCATTATTGCCGGATTACGCAACTGCTTAGAATTATGCGACGAAGCAAATAGATTGGCAGCAAAATCCTACAGTTAATTGGAGTATACTATGCCTTACATGGAGATGGATCACAGTAAAGATCCACGCGACGAATTGAAAAAGGCCGTTGGCGACTTGTCTGGCGTCGAAATTTTCAACAACCAAATACTTGTTGCCGTTTATATTCGCCCTAATAAGACAAAGGGTGGCATTTATTTGGCTGATAGCACGCGGGATGAAGACAAGACGCAAGGCAAAGTTGGCCTAGTCTTGAAGAAAGGCCCGCAAGCTTTTGTTGACGAGACTAATTCTTGGTTTTCGGACATCGAGGTCAACGAAGGTGACTGGGTTTATTTCCGACCGAGCGAAGGTTGGAGCATCACCGTCAATAATGTCCTTTGTCGTATTCTGGATGACACGTTGGTGCGTGGTCGCGTCCAGAAACCCGATCATATTTGGTGAGGTTTGACATGGATAATGAAGAAATCACCTTAGAAGAGAAGATTGAGGAGCCGGTTGAGGTCGTCGTAGAAGAGACGCCAGCCCCACCGGCACCTGAACCAGAAGAAGATGTTCAGCAAACGCTTCTTCAACTTCGTAAGCAACTAGAAGATGCCAGAAATGCCCAGGCCCAGGCCGAGCAGGAGCGGTATCAGGCGCAACAACAGGCGTATCAAGCAAGAATTGAGACAAAGGATACTAACCTTCAGCTTGTCATTAACGCCATTCAGACGGTCAAAACAAACACCGACATCCTAGAAGGCCATTATGCCGAAGCGATGTCGGCTGGTGACTACAATCGAGCCGCCCAAATCCAACGCGAAATGGCAAATAACGAAGCCAAATTGCTTCAGTTGGAGAACGGCAAGGCTGCGATGGAGGAGGAAGCCAAGCGTCCTGCTGCGCCGCCGCCGCTAGACCCGGTTGAGGCGCTTGCATCGCAGCTAACGCCTCGATCTGCCGAATGGATACGCCGTCATCCGCAGTTTGTGCGCGACCAAAGGCTGTTTAAGCAGATGGAAGCGGCGCATACGTTGGCTGTAAGCCGTGGTATCCAGGCTGATACCGACGAATATTTCGCCGATGTTGAAGCGACGCTGCGGATTCAGCCTCCTAAACCAGCCGAACCGGAAGACCCGATGGAATATACGGCGAAAGTGACGCAACGGCGTGCTGCGCCGCCTGCTGCGCCGGTTTCTAGGGGCGAAAGCAGGTCTACGGTCGTCCGGTTGTCGTCGGAAGAGCGTGAAATCGCCCAAATGATGAAAATGACGCCCGAAGAATACGCGAAAAACAAAACCGCGCTGCAACGCGCCGGCAAAATAAAGTGAAAGGCTGACCATGAGCGATAATATGAGCCTGCGAAACCGTAGAAAGGCCCCCAGCGCCCTTGAAGCGGCCATGAATACTGAACCTGCGGCACTAGTAGAAGCCACTCCAGAGGCACCTACGCCCGTTCGAGAGGCTATGCGCCGACCGATGCGGGAGGAAGACCCTCGCGCCCGTGCTGCCAAGCGTGCGGCGGAAATTAGGGGGCATTTGGGTGGCGATTTGGATGAAGGCCCCGACAAGTTCTATGTCCCGGCGCATTACGTGCCGGATGGGTGGACGTATGAATGGAAGCGCAAGACCATCCTGAACCAAGAAGACCCGGCTTATCAGGTTGCCTTGGCTCGTAAGGGGTGGGAGCCGGTTCCGGCCAGCCGCCATTCCGAAATGATGCCATCGGGTGGTTCTTGGAACACCATCGAGCGTGATGGCATGGTCCTGATGGAACGACCGAAAGACATCACCGACGAAGCGCGGGATTTAGAGTTGCGTGCTGCCCGTCAACAGATGCGGCAGAAAGAAGCGCAACTGAACTCTGCGCCTGATGGACAGTTCGGCCGCAATCATCCGCAAGCAAAAGCAAGGATCAATAAAGGATACGAACCTATCCCGATCCCTGGCGACGAATAAAGTCTTTCATTTTGTCTTGCGGCATGTTAGTTGGCATGCCGTAGGACAGAATCCTTACTTCCCCCCGGCGTGGGAAGATGAGTTTTTCCTGGTTTCCAATCGCCCCGGTGCGCGATGTCGGAACCTCCTTTATGAAGGAGAACCGTCATGGCGAATACCAATGCGCCTTTCGGATTTTCACAGTATAGCGGCACCGGGTCTGCGCCGACCTATGAGCAGACGCAGCTTGCCATTTCCGCGACCAGCAGCACGAACCCGCAGATTTTCTATGGCGATCCGGTCGCACAGCTTTCTACCGGCACGATCTGCCAGCTTGGCACCAACAGCACGGTTGATGGACCGACTGCTGGCGCTGGTAACCTTGTCGGCGTCTTCGTCGGCTGCAAATACCTGAGCGTGTCGCAGAAGCGCACGACTTGGTCGAACTACTTCCCCGGCATCGGCGATGTTAACAGCGCGTCCACCAGCTACGTGACCGCGTATGTGATTACCGACCCGAACGCGCAGTTCGTCGTTCAGACCGCGAACAGCAACACGACGGCCACTGCGGTCGGCGTGTCGTCCATCGGTCAGAACATTGGCGTAGCGTATGCGGCTGGCACCGGCACCAACACCAACACCTTGGCGCCGACTTATACGTCGAACAACGGCCCTGGCAACATCGCCAACGGTCTGTCAACGGCGTATGCTGACCAGTATACCTTGACCACGCCGGGCGGCACTTCTGCCACCCTGCCGTTCCGTATCATCGCCCTTGCCAACTACACGCCTGACGGGTCCAACCCGCTTCAGACGATCAACGGCAACGATTACACCTCCGCATACAACCGCATCATTGTCGCGTTCAATAACGCTGCGATGAAGGTTGGCGTGACCGGCATCTAACAGGAGTAAGGACCAATGGCTGTTAATCTTTCAGCAATCAAGGATCTTCTCCTGCCCGGACTCCGGGGGGTGGAAGGCAAATACGAAATGATTCCAAGCCAATATGATAAGATCTTTACCAAACATGATTCGAAGTTGGCTTTGGAACGTACCGCCGAATTGCGCTTCCTGGGTCTCGCGCAGTTGAAGACTGAAGGTGGTCAGACCGCCTTCGACAACGGCGCTGGTGAGCGTTATGTCTACAACCAGGAACACACGGAAATCGGTCTTGGTTATGCCATCACCCGCAAGGCGGTGGACGATAACCTCTACAAGACCCAGTTCCATCCGTCGAACCTTGGCCTGATCGAGTCCTTCCAGCAGACCAAGGAAATTTACGGCGCGAACGTCCTGAACACTGCGACCACCTACAACGCCAACGTCGGCGGTGACGGTGTTGCGCTGTGCGCCTCCAACCACCCGATTGACGGTTCGACCGTTGCCAACATTCCTTCGACCCCGGTCGATCTGAACGAGGCGACGCTGCTGAACGGCATGATCTCGATCCGCACAAACTTCAAAGACCAAGCCGGTCTGAAGGTGTTTGCTCGCGGTCGTAAGCTGGTCATCCCGCCGCAGTTGGAGCCGGTTGCAATCCGCCTGCTGAAGACGGAACTGCGCCCTGGCACTGCCGACAACGACGTCAACGCCATCCT